TCTTGTTCGCTACTTACTTTAATGATGATAGCGTGTTGTTCTTTGTACTTGAATTTTGCCATTTATTATTTTGATTATTCAGAAAATAGTTGTACTTTTGCAATCCCCAACTTATAGAAAACAAAGCATGCTAACACAGAAGACATATTGTCCTCCGTAGTCAGCATGCTGATTTTTCTATTATAAGTTGGGGAACTTAGTAGAAAGCGGAGGACATTTTTTATACTGCTTGTCCCCCTATTTTAGCAGTGTTTAAATGAAATTTAAAAGCTGTTTAAATCTTCCACCGAAACCGTTTCAGCTTCCATAATAACAAAGCAAATACGCCAAGTAATAAAGCACCTATTATTAATGAAAAAGGTATTGTTTTGACTTCTTTTTGCACTTCCTTTTTATGCTCAGTATAAATGTTTTTGGTTTCGGATTTTTGACTTATTTTATTATTTATAGTAAGAGTACTATCAGCCTGCTGTAGGCTCTTAGAATGGTTTTCTATCGCTCTGAGAGTTACCTTTCCGCCCTGTACTCTTATAGTCTCGCTATCTCCATCTCGTGCACGATAATATACTACATCTTTAGCATTTCCCATACTATCCTTATCACTTTCAAGGGTTATTTCGTACAATTGAGATTGCTGTATCTCAAAAGTGCTTACCTTTTGGGCTTTTTCTACCCGTGTAGCACTGTCTTTTAGCTCCTTTCTTTCGGTTTTTTGCTCTTCTTTCAGCTCGGTTCGGTTTATTTTTTTGCTCCTGCAACCGAAAAGCAGTATAAGGGCTAATAGTAAACTCAAAAACTTTCTCATACATCACTTTGATTTTTTTTGATTGACTTTTCAAGCCACATAAGCCCCTCTTCCAACTTGGTAATAACAAGCGCAAGTTCTCTTGTACGTGGCAATTGCTCTACCTTAGCGAGTAGGCTCTCATACTCTTTTTTTAATTCTTTTACTTCTATCATAATTAACAATTAAATATTTTTATATTCTACTTGGGCATTGAAACAGGGGCAAGCTTTATTGACTTTTGGAAAATCACGATGCCCAAGAATTTCAGCATTAGGATACATTTTTTTTAGTTCTCTGAGTAATGTTAAAAGGGCTTTTTTCTGCGCTTCAGTTCGGGTGTCTTTGGGTTTCAATGTGTTTTTGTCAATCCCCCCGATATAACATACTCCAATACTATTTTTGTTGAAATTTTCAACGTGTGCAGGGATTTTATCAATGTCCCGCCCTTCTTGAATTGTACCATCTAACAAAATGACGTAATTGTACCCAATTTCTGCAAAACCTCTTTGTTTATGCCATTGGTCAATATCTTTTGCCGTGTGTGCTCGTCCTTCTGGTGTTGCTGAGCAATGCACTACGATGTAATTAATAATTCGTTTGCTTTTTTTCATTGTTTATTTTTTATTAAAAAATTACTTTTTAACCTTTTTAATTTAGAAAATTTTATTCTAAAATTATTTCAAATAATTCTCCGTTAATATCTTTGACCGTTTTCTCTACAAAAAAAGCAATACTAATTCCTTTTCTTGAAAAAGCCCCTGCGACGGGAACTCTCAACTCTTCTCCTTTAAAAAAAACAGAAATTCTTTTAGTCTTTATCGGGCGAGAAAGCCCTTCTGCTTCTTTTTTTGAAAAAATCCAAAGAGTAATAAATGTTACCCTTTCTCTAAAATCATCTACTATTTTTTTTCCTCTAAAATCTCTATATTTAGCGTCAAGAATAAAATGCTGAGAATAAGATACATCGCTAATTCTATTTACGTCATATTTATATATATTTTTTTCATAATGGGGTTTATCATCTCTAATTAGATAAATAGTATTTTCGGTATGTATATCACCATAAATAACTCCCCTTATATCGGTATCAAATAAATCTTTATAATAATCTCCTTTTCCTGTAATTTTAAAATTAATATTAATCAATATTTTTTTTATATTTCCCCAATCAAAGTATTGTATTGCATTCATTTTTGTAGTTTTTTAATTATCGGATAAGGTGTAAAGCTTGCCACTATATCCCACCAATCTATAAAGGTTTTTTTATAATATTTATCAAAAAGTTCTTTGCTAAAACCTATCATAAATAGCCCAATAAAAGCGGTCAATAAAGATTTGTAAAAACTTACAAAGAATAAAGAAACCAAAAGAAATAATATGAAAATTATATTTCCGTATTTACTATGTAGCAATTTATCTGAGCCTTTTAAATTTTGAATTATGGTTTTCATATTTTTTAAATGTTTCTTATGTCAATATAGCACTTATTATTCCATATACTCACTACAGCTGTTGAGCCATCACCTCCGTTGAAGGATGTATCTCCCGTGTAGATGATTTGTTTGCCCGTGCAAGTGAAGGTCACAGCTTCCCCAACAGAGGTTCTTCTAAAGGAAATCGATGCCAAATGTGGAAGTTGGTTTAACTCCACATTACAACTCCCTTGTGTGAAAATAGTACTATCTGCCCACTCCTTCGTAGCCGTCCAATTCTCTTCAATACTTACATTTTTGGGCAAAAAATCTTCAGGAGCAGGTGTCCAATCGGTGGGTTTGTTGCCTCGTTCGAGTTTAATCCATTCTATGGTACTTTCTACATCAACATTTGAATAATAAGTCCAAATATTTAAAGTTCTTCCATCAGTTATTACTTGATTTTTTTTGTTTATCCACTTGAAAATACCTTGATATAAATTATTTTCTTTTTTTGTTAAAACGCCTAATTCTAAATGTCCTCCGCTATTATATACGGCAAAAGCCGTTTTTCCTGTTCCTAATTTCCCTTTAATAGTTATAGTTACTTCTTCTCCTTCCTCTATTTTTTCTGTTAATTCATATACAGCAATATCATAGTTGTTATTAGTGATTTTTTGTCCACTATTACGTAATAAATTTCTTCCCCCTATTTGTATATTATTGATAGCATCTTCTATATGTTTTGTTGTTGCAAGGTTATTGGGTATTCCATCTATACCATCCCAGTTGTGTCTGTGAGTTCGAAAGGCATAATCTGGGTGTGTATGATTTTTTGGGGCATAATCCTCATCGTGGTTGTGGTCTTTATCAGCTTTTTTTGCTAATGCATCTTCTAAACCCGCTATGTTACTAATCCCTAATGTACTGAGTATATGCTTATTTTGCTTGATATATGCCACAATCTCTTGAAGCTCATCTAATTCTGTATCAGGACTTTGTAGAATACGTGTAAGGTTGTCTATCAAGTCCTTCAAGTCTTGAGCTGTGCCAGAAAAGTTCCCCCGTGGTAACAATACAGAGACATCTACCTGTTGTAACCCCTCCAGCTTCTTACGTAGCTCGGTAGTGAAATCCTCGGTGGTGAGTTTCTTCCCTGGTACTTTGTCTACTTTGTTGTCAAGCAATTCCTTATGCGCCTGACTATCGGTGAGATGGTTGCGCAGTTGTTCCGCGGAGGCAGTACCTTGAATAGCACTTTCCAAACCCTCTATAGAGGTCATTGGAATTTTTTCAGACTTATGCCAAAAGCTGTCTATCCACGCCCAGAATTGTTCTTGTGTTGGTTTCTTGAAGTTGGAAAACCATTGCTTTAATGTTTGTATTGCTGTCATAATTACTTATTTAAAATCCTACAAATCGGATAAATTTTACGATTCTGGAGGGCTGAATATTGTTTATAGGCTGTTCTTTCCCGTTGAGGTGCGCTTTAATGTTATTTCCTGATTCTTTCCCCCAATAGGGTAAGGATCCACTGTTAGACCATCCTCCTTCATTTTGTCCACTATAGTTTTCTAGATTAAAACCTATTACTTCAAATCCACTTCCATTTTTATTTTTCAAATCAATCTCTATATCAGGCAAGTTGTTCTTCTCAATGCGTACCGTTTTACTCCCTACTTTTGTTCCTATTGCCCCGAAATCGCTATCATCACTTTTATACCCCACAGGTACAACTCCCTGCATTTCGGTATGTTCCTCCCAACCTTCGGGGATTTCAGAGGCTGGCTTATCCCATATCGCTACTAATCCTATAGGTACTGTCTTTCTTACCCGCTCTTCGAGTTTTTCCAATCGCTTGAGTAAAGAATTTTCCTCTGTAAAGGATTGGGCTTCTATTTGTTGATTATTCAGCGGTCTCTTAAAGTCAGCCCATAAGCGACCATTGATGCTATTACCAAAAGTAGCATAGCGGGTATATTCTACGGCTTTTTCTACGCCGTCTTTGAATATTCTCTTTTGTGAGGTCTCTACAATGATGACCTTTTCGGATATGGGAGCCCCTTTGAAAGGAAGTACCTCGCCATCAATATACACCACTCCGTCGGTGATGCTACGACCTACCTCTTCGCATCCCGAAAGGATACTTAGATTCCCCGCTATATTACCTAATGTGTTGAGCAATTGGTAGCTTTTCTGCATAAAGTCGAGGGTATAGGCGCCTAAGGGAAACCCTCCTGTATTTTCAAAATTGATTCTATTCATAAATGATTATATATCGTTTAGACGCTATTTTGTACATTTCAATAAGGGCTTTGATTTCTACTTCTCTTGCCCGTAATTCATTCGGTATATGTACAGAGAAATTCACCCCGCTCACTTGCATTTCTCCCGAAGTATATAAGTACTTTTCCTCCAGATATACAGGCTGATTTTCTGCCTCGGTATAGATATATAAGGCGTTAAAGTGGGTCATATCTTCTATACGAATACGCCTTAGTGCCAGGTCAAAAGTATCATTGAGTATCTTCCTTAGATAGCACTTTTGTCCGTTATGTGTGAGAATTACCAGGTCGCTATTTCTCTTCAGCCCGAAGTCATATTGAAGCTGTTCCAATGGAGCAATAAGTATCTGCATACAGGCTACAAGTCGGGACTTTCTTAGAAAAGTAGGCAGGAGCAAAATCACGAGCCTCCGTAAGTTCAATTCAAAGATTCTCATAGGTAGGTAATGGTGCTTTTGGTATCGTTATTTGCATCAAAATTCACTGCAAAATAACCACTTTCGGGTATGCGACTTATATTTATCTCTTGGAAATTACCCCAAATACTCCCTTCTATCCATTTGGTCTGCGCGTTGTCTATGCTCACGTCTTTGACCCCTTCCACTTGTTGAATGGCATCGGTGAGGGCTTGTAGGGAGAGTTCTCCGTTAAAAGGTAACTTCTTAAGATAGTCCTTAATAGCCTCTTTTACCGTGAGCTTTCCTGAATTAACATTCATTCCATTCTCGTCCAATATAAGTGGATTGCGGACAATACGGATAGAGAGCTTGAGCCAATCGGGCTGATTATTCAATATCGTAACATAGACTCCTGCATACTTTATCTCATTGATATAGCGACTAAATGCCTCTTGTTGGTGAGTTGTCACGGGGGTAAGTTCTCCTCCATTTTCAGTAGCTATCTTAATCACAATACGGCTCTCTGTAGGGGAGTCTGTAACAGCACAATACTTGATAACTTTACTTGCTTCAATCTCTTCTTCTGTACGATTAGTATTGTTGAATTTATCGCTATCAGGCAATAAGTCAAATCCATATTGAAAGGATAAAGCCTTGCTATGATACCACTTAGCCGTACCTGGTTTGAGCTCGGCAAGTCTCCTATCTATATCCGCTCTATGTAGGTCAAAAATCTTTTCCAAACTCCATATTGCCACTGCTATAATATACACCCACAGTCGCCATATAGCTACTTTGGAGGTGCTGTTGAGACCTTCCAATGCAGGCTCTTGTGCTTTAGCTTGCAGGATAAGGGTTTGTATTTCTTGAATGCTTCGTGCCATAGTTATTGTTGTGTTACTATAAAATCAAGGTTTATTGCCCAAATACTAATACCCTCAGGGCGTTTAGCTACTTGTTCATCTTCTTTGGTGAAAGCCGTTGCGGGTTGTATGTTTTTAGCCGTGTAATAGGCTAATATATCTTTATTAGTGAACGCTTCTGAGGACAGTACTAAGGTTTTGCCCGCCTGTACATCATCGGTGATATTGAGGATATTAGCCTCTGCCAATTCAAAGACGCTTTCAATGGTACCCGTGTGTTGTAGGGCGAGGTCCAGGAGCGACTGATTATGTAGGGCGGTAATTGTCATTTTGTTTTACCATTTAACTGCTTGTATTTCTTTAGTTCGGTAAGGAGCTCCTCTACAGATTGCTCCAAGTCTTTGATACGTTGGTTGGCGTACTTGAGCTCTTCAATAGCTTTGGCGTACTTAGCCCCTAAGTCTTCTATCATCTCTCGGTATATCTTCACCGCTTTATCTACATTGTCAAGTTCGGAGGTTTGTAGTTCCATTTGTTGTTTAGGCCTTCCGAAAAACCAACCCGCTAAGCCCGATAATACCATACCGATAAATGAACCTAAATGCTCTTTAAGTACTTCTGTTATCCATTCCATTGTGATATGTGTTTTTAAGTTATAGTTCCTTTTCCTTCATCTATAGTAGTGCCCGTTTGAGCGGTGGCTGTTCCTGCTGTGGTTACACTGATGCCAGGGGCTACTGTTACCTCACCACCCTTAACAAAGTCGTAAATAAGTGAGGTTAATCGTTCGGCGTACTCTTCTATACTGTTATCGGTTTTGGTAAGCATATCTTGTTGTAGTCGGATAATGCCTTGTTTGAGTTCTTCTTTATTTAGCGCCATAGATTAATTATATTGTCCATCAATTAGTAATTTGCCTCCCTCTTGTAGGGCTACATCGTTAATCTGCATACCATCATACTCCAACTGTTTCTTTATTTCGATGAGTACTTCGGTATAGAGGTCATCGGCGAGCATTTGGGCGATGCCTACCCCTACTTCTGGATGTTCTTTCCATTCTCCCTTTTCAGTAGTGAGTATAGCCTTTTGTTGTTGGTTATCAGAGTACCCCACCTCAAAATCACCTGCCAATAGGCGTAGGTCATTGTTGTCATCTATGAGTATATCTTTCATTAGCTTGTCTGCAACTGGTTTATACTATTAATTGCTCTGAGGAGTTCCTCTTTCACCATTGCCCCAAAGTTCTCTACTCCTTCACGTACAGAGGAAACATATACCTTAGTATCAGTGCCTACATTGCCTATCTGTATATTGATATGTGTTTGTCGGGTGCCCCCTGATACAATGTTATCTTTGGTTTTAGCCCCTTCTCCTGTGGTAGCTGTAGCGTCTCCCGTTATAGGACTTACCCCTGGCGCGGGACTACTTTCGGTTTTCATACCGAGCTTGCCCATTAGTCCGTCTTTTACCTCTTTAAAACTCTTGAATTCTAAGGAGTCCCAAGCTTTGCCAAAGGCTTCTTTGGCTTTAGCTTCTGCCTCATTTGCCTTCTTATAGCCCTCTGTTACCGATTTGGCACGCTCCTGCAAGTCGTTTTGTATCTTGGCAATCATTGCTTGGTTCTCGGTACTATCGCCTAAACCAACCGCTTCTTTAAACTTATACCAAGCAAGCCTACAAGCATCTACCCCTGCCATAAAAGCATTGACCGCTGTATTCCAATGGGCTTTATAAGTGAGTATAAAGGCTTCCCAACTGTATTTCATACCTTGTACAGTATGTTCCCACGCTTTGCCCCAACCACTTACGCCTACAATGCAATAAGCGATGATAGCAATAAGGGCTATAATACCTGCTATTACCCACGTAATGGGATTGGCTAAAAAGGCGAGGTTTGTCTTAATTACTGCCCAGGTGAGCCTATTTTGCCAAGCGGTAGCAATAGCTGTATAGGTGTTGTGGAGTATCATAGCGGTAGTGAATATACCTATACCTCCTGCAATGAGGAGTACCGCCGTATTGCCCTCCTCAAACTTCTGAATGAGCCACCCAATACTTCCCGAAATACTATTGAAAAGCACCGTTGAAAGCTCTACCAATGGGGTGATGATAGGGGCTATCATCTCATACACTTTTAGGGCTATACTATGAAGTGAAGCCATTAATGTACCCAACTTTCCTTTGAGGGTATTGCCGGCTTTCTCGGCTCCTTTGTAAAAGAGCCCTTGCTTATCGGTTGCCCACTCAAGGGCTTGGGCGAGTTCTTTTGCCGATACGCCTCCTTTCTGCATTCTCTCCCTAAGTGCTGTAATGCTTTCCCCCGTGCGTTCACTGATGATTTGTAGGGGGTTGAAGCCTGCGCTAATCATCTGATTAAAATCCTGCCCCTGTAGCTTGCCAGCTGAGGTAGCTTGTGAAAATGCTAAGGTGAGTGACTTCATTCTTTGCGCATCGCCCATTGCGATGTCGCCTATGTTTTTGAGCTTGCCAAAAGCAAATTCAGAAGAGAGCCCGAAGGACATCATTGTTTTTTGAGCATCGAACAAATCGCCTTTGTCGTAGGGGCTTTGCAGTTGGTACTGGGATAGGTCTTTTAAAATGGTTTTAGCTTGGTCTACGTCGCCTTTTAGCAGGGTGGTGATATTCGTCTTTTGTAGGTCGGTCTCCATACCTGTACGGATAGCTATTCCCAATCCTGCTCCCGCAAGTATAAGAGGGTTGGTAGCCAAACCAGGGAGCCCTGCCATAGCCTCAGAGAACCACGAGCGCAGGCGACCTCCCGTGTTATTTTGCAAGTGAGTAACCTGCCTTTCTAAGCGGTTGATTTCACGATTATAAGTGCGAATGGTTGTAATTCCATTAGCGGGTAACAAATCTCGCTCGGCGCGCAATAAGTTAATACGACTCTGCAAGGTGCTCACCGAAGAGCCCATTTGGCTAAACTCTTGCGACACCTGCCTTTGCAGGCGTTCCAAACTGCCAAAGCGGTCAAGCATCGCATCAGTAGTGATATTGATGCGTTGCAAGCGGTCGCTTACCATATCGCGTAAGGACAAGGTATATTGTAACAAGTCTGCCATTAATTCTGTTATTTATTGCCCGCGAGTGCTACTCGCCTCTTTTTGCCTAAGCCATTCTAATTCTTTTACTCGCATAGCCCATTGGGTATCGGTGAGGTCGTCAGGATTGGCAATGTGCATATAGTAACGCAGTGAGGCGTTGGTGATACGAAGCCAATCCCGTCCCTCGTCTATTTCCGCATCACTTAGAGCTTTTCCAAGGTAGCCTCTTTGATTTGTATAAGGTCGGGTAGTTTGCTACTTACAGCTAAGAAGAGCGCATCATCTGTCTTTATCTCCTCATCGCCACCCAACCAACAGTTCTCAAGTATTACCTCATTAAACCTTAGTGGGTCTTTGGTCGCCAAAGTCGAGGCATAGCTAAGGGTTTTGCGGTCAGGGGTACGCAAGTATGCCTTTTTGTCTTCTACACTAATTACAAAGATGTCTTTGTATTGTTTTTTCCATTCTTGGATTTGTTCTTTAGTTATCATTTTAAACTGCTTTTAAAAGGTTTTTAAAGTGCAAGTTGCACAGGCATTTTGTTATTGTTTAATTTGTTAGGCTTGGCGTATTACATCTGTAAAGATAATAGGAAGCTCCATAATCATATTCTTATCGCCCTGCTTCATTCCTTTTTTCACTTCGGTAAATTCCACGTGCTTGAGAATATCGGTAACTATCTGTCCGCCGTCCAAAGGTACGTAGGAAGCCACAAGGTCAAAGCTAAGGCTAAGTATATCGTTATTTGGGGCATCGCGGGTCATTGCTTCTGCCTCACTTTGCCAAAGGCTTATTTTACCCTCATAACTGCGGTTGCCTGCTACTATTCCGTGAGGCTTGCACCCACGTCCATAAAGAAAGTCTTTCTCGCGTTTTTCGGTGTACTCCAACTCTGTAACTCCTATGATAATTCGCCCACCAAAGACGATAGAGAGTTCGCACCACGCATATTGTTTGCTGTCAAATGTTGCCATAATATTAATTTGTTGTTGTAGTAAAGCCAATATTTACTTCTATAAAGTCAGCATAGCCCACAGGTAATAGTTTGATGCCTATCACCACTTTGCCCGTTTGTAGTACACGTTGCTTTGGATCTATATCAATCTTTACAGCCGAAAGCTCGCCCTGTGATACCATTTGGCTTTGTAGAGTACTTTCAAGTTTGGTTTGCCAACCCTTGATAATAGCGGGGTGAATACTGCCGTCTTCAGATAGTAACACCTCATCGCTGAGTTCCTCTACCAATACCCCATAGCTTAGAAGCATTGCTTTGTCCATTACTAAGCCGTTGCATAAGCTCTTAAAGTCGTCAGTAGGCTTGGTAAGGGTATTATCGCCCGAAAAGTAGTATCCCGAACGTCCTACAAAGGTGCGAAAGAAGATATACCCTTTGTCGTCAAGCGCGTCCCATTGGTCGGCTTTGCTGTCTATAGTCGTTCCGTCAGTGAAGTATGCTACCAAGGGTAATACACTGCCGTCCTTCATGCGGTGAATTTTTCTTTGTACGGGTATTTTGGTTATTTTCCCTAAAAATAAACCAACTGATGCTTCTTTCTCCTTATCATCATTCGCGATAAAACAAGCCACTTTATTAAGTTCGTTTTCGGAGAAATTAGTAAGGTCGGCTACTTTGCCATTCCAACTATTACCCGACACGACTATCCTAAAAGGCATATACTTCTTTTCAAAGTGTTCGGCAAGGGCTTGACCTTTCACTACGGCTGTCTGCACATCGGCGTCTAAGCCTGCGGTAATAGTCTCACTACCCGTTGCTTTTTTTACTACCCCAAGCACGCGGATAGCCCCTTTGGCATCAGCTATGAGAGTTGGAGCAAAAACGCCATCTTTGTCAAGCATTGCCGTCATAGTAGTAGCATCCGATACGAGCATTACCCACAGAGGGGTACCCGTTGGAGCCTGGTCATAAAA